GTCTTAAGGTCCGATGCTGAAAATGTTCCTATGTTGTTAGATTTGGACAATGATCCAACAATTGATTCGATATTAATAACCAGCGGCCCGTATCAGAATATTTGGTTTGCACCTATTTCCATAAATAATTGATAAGGAAAATTGTTATGGTTGAAGCCACCGAAATTGAAAAGAAAAGTTTGGAAGCGCACGTAGAACTTTGTGCCGAGCGTTACAATGCTTTGGATACAAAACTAACGGTATTAGAAGACAAGCTTTCTGGTCTCAAAACCATGATAGTTGAAGTGCATGCACTGGTTGAAAAAATGGCTGATAAACGCACAGATCAGCTGATAGGGTGGGGCATAGGCGTAATTGGATTTCTTACTGCCACTGTAGGCTATCTGCTAACACATTATGTTTTTAAATGATAAAAGATCAAGATTTTGAACGTATTATTCTAAAAGAATTTCACGCACTAGAAAACAATATTCTATGGCAAAATGACAACGGAGACTATGAACTGTTTGGTAGATATCAAATAAGATATGTACAACCAGGATACACAGTGTATTGCGGAGAGCAATGCATGGGAGAATTTTCTACCACTCGCAATGCAGTCAGTTGGTGCATAGCAGATAAATTTGGCAATTACAATCTGGCTCGTGAATTACAGGCCATAGACCGCAAACTAGAGCTATTAAAAAACGATATTTTTGTGAGATCCGCAGTTGCTGATCATAGCAAACGAGCCCAATTTCGCGAAGATATTGGTACCAAATTAGAAACCAAGATCATATACAAAAAAGCCCTGGAAATAGAACTTACCAAATGTGTTAATTGGGCTAAATATAGACAACAACGAGGATTCTTAAATGAAACTGCAAGAACTGGCCGTGCCACAACAAACAAAGCAAGTCGCTAAAGTAATGGAAAGTTATTTTGGCGGCCAAGTTGGTTTTGACCAACTAACACGCTCTCAAGCTCGTCACATGCTGGGTCGGGTGAGATCATTAATAACGGAACACCGTCGTCAACCTGAATTTCATCACAGTGAACGCAATCCAGCCTATTTAAAATTGGTCATGATGGAACAGGGCTTGAAAAGCAAACTGAGTGAAACGCCCACGGTATCTATGGGGTCTACTGCGGGAGCAAACCAAAATCAGGCGCAGTCAGCGTCTGGCATGCCTCCAGTGAATCCCACAGTGGCCAACGCTCAGGCTGCCGCTGCTGCTAAAAAGATTGCATCAATCAAAGATCCCAAACAACAGGCTGCAATGAAAAAAGCAGCCGCAGGACAAAATCTAAATCCAGACGAACAACAAATGGTAGCTTCTGTGGCTATGATGCCGCAACAAACTATGGAAAATCGTTTGCGTCGTAATTTGTATCGTACACTGCGTGAAAGCGAAATTCAACAAGCTCAGGTTGTGTTGGCCAGTCAAGACATGGTTGACCAAGTGCAAAAAATGAGCGAAGAAATCAGCAGCATGCAATTCAAAGATTTGCCTGCACTGGTACAACAGATCAAAGATCAAGTTGGTGTTGATCAAGCCATGCAATTCAACACAGATGCTACTGCGGCCTTGGCTGGATTGCTACAAAATTTGCAAGGCGCCAAACAACAACTAGAACAAGCGTTGGGAGTGGTTACTGGACAAGCTCCAATGGTACCTGGCCAAGCCGGTATGGATGCTGGTATAGGCGGTGAAGCACCACCTCCAGAAATGAATCCTGCTGACGAATTGCCTGATATTGATGACATGGAGCCTACTGCACGTCCAGCTGCAGCTGCACTAGGTCGTGGTCGTAGATAATGAAAATCTTTGAGGTTGAAGAAAATCCTGCTGCCGCTAATGCAAAAAAACTAGCGGCCATTAGTATGTTTTTGAGCGGGCGTGCTGGTGATGAATCCGCCAAAAAAGAAATCAGCCAAGACGCATTTATTGACATAGCCAAAAGTATGGGAGTTAATGTTACTGCACAGAACTTGGGAGATTTAATTAATCAAGAGCCGCTGAGTAATATTTTGGAACCATTGGATCCAAATTCTGGTGTGGTTAGATTTGTAGGCAACGAAGATCCGGCTACTGCTGACATGTCCGTGAACCAAGCCCAAGACATAGTAGATCAAAATGCCAAAAAAGCCATGCGCCGAGGCATGAAATAACTCAAATAACTTGACATTTTTTTCTAAAGGCAGTATACTAAATACTTGCCTAAGGCGTTATATTATTATAACCAAGGAGAATGTCATGAAAAAATTACTATTAGCATTGAGTTTATTAGCTGTTATAGGTTCAGCATCAGCACATGGTCCGTATCGTGCATTTGGTTGGCACGGTGGATATTATCATGGCGGCTACGGATGCGGTGGATGTTGGGTAGCCCCTGCGTTAATCGGCGGGGTAGTTGGTTACGAGTTAGCCCGTCCTGAAACAGTTGTAGTTGAACAACAACCTAGTATTGTTGTACAACAATCACAATCTGTAGTACAGGCACCTCCTGTAGGATACCACTGGCAACAAATGATTGACCCACAAACTGGTATTACTAAAGTAGTGGCGGTACCTAACTAATGAAAACTAAAAAATTAATCTTAAAACTCAATCGTGCTGAAATGCAGCACAAGCTTGATAAAGCAAAAAAATTCTGGTTTAAACTTCTTAAAAAAAGTTTCAAACACAAACACACAGAAGTGGTACAATAAATGGCATATTCAGCTCAATTGATTGACCACTATGAGAACCCACGCAATGTGGGTTCTTTCTCTAAGGACGATGCAGACGTAGGAACAGGCATGGTAGGTGCACCTGCATGTGGTGATGTAATGAAGCTTCAGATCAAAGTCAAAGACGGAGTAATAACAGATGCCAGATTCAAAACATACGGGTGTGGTTCCGCCATTGCTAGCTCAAGTCTCGTCACAGAGTGGGTTAAAGGTCGAACACTTGAAGAAGCAAGAACCATATCAAATAGCCAAATTGCTCAAGAGCTTGCTCTCCCTCCAGTCAAAATCCACTGTTCCATCCTTGCCGAAGACGCTATCAAAGCCGCAGTAGAAGACTATCGTAAAAAACACACGGTACAATGATAACAATAACTGAGCGAGCTGCCAACAAAGTAAAACAAGTTATACAACGTCGAGGGCATGGCGAAGGTATTCGTCTAGGCGTTCGTACAACCGGATGTAGCGGCATGGCTTATGTGCTAGAATATGTTGACTGTCCAACTCCTGAAGACCAATGCATAGAATGTCAAGGTTGCAGACTATTTGTAGATCCCAAAAGCAGTGTTTACCTAAATGGATTGACTGTGGATTACGTCCGGCAAGGCCTTAACGAAGGTTTTGAATTTAATAACCCCAACGAACGTGACCGTTGCGGTTGCGGAGAAAGCTTTAGAGTTTAATTTGTATAAACAAAAATTTGAATATCACTCACTGTCAAGAGAATCAGTAGATGGCAAGCGATTATATGCTACTCCCGACGGGAAACGAGTCCCTAGTGTTACTACTGTATTAGACAAAACAAAACCAGAAGAAAAGAAACAAGCTCTCAATGAGTGGCGCCGGCGTATAGGTGTGGATCGTGCACAGGCCATCACAACAGAAGCTGCTAATCGTGGCACACGTATGCATACATATCTTGAACGCTATATCAAAGACGGTGCTATGCCTGATCGTGGATCAAATCCTTACGGATGGGATAGTCACAAAATGGCACAGTGTGTGATTGATCAAGGATTGTGTAATGTCAGTGAAATATGGGGAGTAGAAATACCTCTTTATTTTCCTAGTTTGTATGCAGGAACCACAGATGGTGTGGGCATACACTTAGGTGAAGAAAGCATACTAGATTACAAACAAACCAACCGGCCTAAAAAGCAAGAGTGGATTGAAGATTATTATCTACAACTAACAGCATATGCACTAGCACACAACGAAGTGTATGGTACTAACATACGCAAAGGCGTAGTATTAATGTGTGTAAAACCAGGTGACAACGGAATTCCTGTGTATCAAGAATTTGTATTGGAATCTAAAGATTTTGACTACTGGTCTGACCAGTGGTGGCGCCGTTTAGAACTATACTATTTGTCCAACTAAATACACAATAGATTCAAGGACAAAACCGTGGCCATTGTACAGATTAGTCAAATAACCAACCGTTTAGGTTTACAACAAGATTTGCCCCAGTTGGCAGGTGCAGAATTTGGCTGGAGCACTGATACTAGGCAGCTTTACATTGGCAATGGCACGCTGGAACAAGGTGCGCCTGTAATAGGTAATACTGAAATTCTTACCGAATTCAGTGATATTCTAGCGCTCAATAGCAGTTACACCTATAAAGGCGCTGCTGCAGGTTATGTGGTTCAAACAGGTCCTACAGCAGGAACACCAGTTACGCAAAGCCTACAAAGTTGGTTGGATCAATTTGCATCAGTCAAAGATTTCGGAGCAGTAGGCGATGGTGTCACCGACGATACTGCGGCTATTAATCGTGCACTGTATCAATTGTACTGTAGAGAAGTTAACCCTCAAATCAGACGAGGGTTGTTCTTTCCAGCAGGAGTATATCGTGTCACGAATACCATCAATATACCTCCTTATGCCACACTGTACGGCGAGGGTATTCAAGGCAGTGTCGTACTCATGGATGCTGCTACCGGTCAACTAGTGGCACAAACTGCTGACAGTTTGCAACAAACAGGCGCTAACATTGCCAGCAATGGTGCTATCCCGCCAGAATACATAACTATTTCCAACATGGGATTTCACTCGCAGGACACCGCAACCTCGGTCTTCATGATACAAGATGCCACCAATTGCCGTTTTGAAAATGTTAGTTTTGCTGGCCCAAGAACTCAAAGTAATTTGACCACTGATGCTCCCGCTACCAGTTGCATACAATTTGCCAGTACAGTCACACTGATTTCAGAACAGATTGTGTTTGATGGATGTATATTTTCTGGCACAATCTGGGGAATCAATACTGATCAGCAGATACAAGGCGTTACAGTTGTGAATAGCAAATTTGATACCTTGTACAAGGGTATACTAT